AAATAGAAGAGTGTTTGACATAGACTTAGGCATTACACTAAGTCCATTGGATATAACATTGATATGTTTGTGACCTTTGCTATTAGCTCCTATCCAAGAGCGTAATAAAGATATGTTTGCTATCTTAGCATTTAGCATATAATCTACAGAGCCACCTAATGAAGAAGTACCATCCCCTTTTACTCTTGTAAAGGACATAGTACCTCTTGCATCTTGAGCACCATCATCTGCTTTTTGTATACCTACTATATCCCCGGTAACAAGAATAGCAGGTTTAGCAACCTCAGCTTTTGCTTTGCTGGCTGCCTTTGCTGTACTAGAAGACTGAGTTTTTTGTTGCTCAGTTTTAGTCTCTTCTATTTTTTGTTCTGTGGGTTTCTCGGTTTGTACTTCCGTTTTTTCTTCGGTTTTACCACCACTTCCTCCACCACCTTGGGAGCTTCCACTACTTCCACTACTACTTCCACTTCCACTGGAGCTACCACTGGAGTTTCCTCCACTACTGGAGCCTGAACTGGAGCCGTTGCTTCCACCATCACTTCCTGGGCTGCTCGGATTATTTTCTGAGCTTCCTGTTCCTTGAGTTGGTTCTCCTCCTTCCGGAGTTTTAGAATCTGGATTATCACTATTGCTACTAGTGCTACCAGGCCGATTACTACTACTTGATCCATTGTCATTTTTATTATTGGTTTTGGTTGTTCCTATGTTTGTACCTGAAGAGGTGCTAGATCCAACATCTACATTAACACTACCTACATTTGAAATAGCCCCTAGATTCATGACATTGCTTACAATGTTTAGAGTGGTATTTGTTGTAGTAGTTGTAGTAGTTGTTACTCCAACTCCTTGACAGGGTGATGTATTTTTATACTTCAAATATACACTATTTATCCAATTATCAAAAGTTCCATCCTGTAACTCTGTATAGGAGAAAGTTTTTACTTGTCCATAGTAAGCAATTACTATAGGACTAGACATATTTGCATTAATGAATTTTAACTCCTGTGTGCAGGGATCTTGGTACTGGTATATAAATTGTTGTGCCGTAAGAGAATTACAGACTAAAAAAATTAAAATAAAAATAAGTCTTAATGTTTTTGTCCAAGTTTCCATCCCTCTTTTAAATATTTTTCTAATTCCTCAGGTACAACTTTTTTCTTAATACCATTTTTACTTATATATTTTCTACCTAAGCATACTGTTCTATTTCTAATAGCCTGTTCTGTAGATACAGGTTTCCCTTTTAACTTGTTTCTTATTTTATCTTTTACTTCTTCTGATCTTTCTTTTCCATACATAGGATTATTAGTTCCAGCCATCCTGCCTCTTAATTCTTCTTTTTTAGTTTTTATTTCTTCTTCCAAATACCAATCTTCATACTTCTTACCTTTTCTACCACTAGTTCTACCCTTCCAAGATGCAGACATTTTTCTTTTAGTTTCCTCTGTACGAGTAGAAGTATTCCCATCTCCACCTAAAGTTAAATTTACTAATATTCCTCCATCTATCTTTCTTTTATATTGATTGATTAATTCTATTTCTTTCTTACATGCTTCTTTCCAAGTTAAATCTATATACAATATTTTTACTTGATATTCAGTTTTACTAACAATATGTTTCCAATACTTATTCCTAGCATGTTTAGAATATGCTCTTCTTTCTGTTTTACCTATACCTATGTAAAACAATTCTTCTGTATCAAGTCTAGTATGTGAGTATACAATTGCCATAAATTTTTAACAGATAAAGCTCTGTCCTTTGAGAGACAGAGCCATCATGAATAGAATTAATATTTTAGTTTTTAAACACACCTGACTTAATGAGATTTTGAATCACATTAGTACAAGCAGTTTCAAGAGACTTTCTAGTAGCTTTACCTACAGTGCTTTGAGAGAATTTGATGTTATCTAAAGATTTTAAGAATGATTCACCAGTTTTTGTTGACTCACCTTCACCAGATCCAATATAGATTTGCCCTGTTTTAGCATCAACAAACCTAACTTGTAAACGTATGAAGGTAGTGACAACAACCTTTGACTTAAGGCCATCAACTTGCTCGTCTTCATCAACAGCAAAATCAGCCACAGTAACGTAAACAAAGTAGTGAGCAGGCTTAATCTTACCTTTCCCATCAATTGGTTCATCAAATACACCTTTCTTTGAAGCTTTGAATTGAGCAACCATTCTTTCTTTAATCTCTGACTTCTCCTCTGTGAATATAAATCTATTTGTTTCATCTAAATAATCTAGAACTGATTCAGCAAAGCCAAGACCTACGTTTTTCTCTTGTAAACCAGGATATAAACTTAGGACTTTTGTCATGTCTACATTAACCACCTGTACTGTTTTCTTAATAGAATCAGTATAACCGGAAACAGTAGAGATATTTTTTACCTCTACTGGCTCATCATCTGTAGTAGTTTTCATACTACCACAACCAGCTAATGTCATAACCACTAAAGTTATGAACCCATTAAACCATTTTTTTACCACGGATCAGATTCCTCCTCTTTGGGCTTAGCAGCAGGAGCAGGAGTAGCAGCTGGCTTCTCAATAACACGCTCTTTGATAATTGTGTTAGTACCACCGCTAGATTGTTTCTGCTGGTTAGTGTTGTTGTTCTCTAGATTTAAGTTAATCACAGGAGCAGCAGCGGGTGCTTGTTCTGTTTTAGCTTCTTCTTTGGGTTCTTCACCGCCACCAAAGTGAGTGGCAAACCATGCACCTCCTGCAGTTACAGCAGTGGTTACTGCGCCAATGATAGCTTTCTTAGTAGCTGACATTACGCTTTCTTCTTGTTCTTCAGACATATTATTATTTATTAATTTTCTTCTTTTTTACTATACTTAGCTGCTAAAACTTCTGGAGTATCATCTTCCTCATCCACCTTAGCTATTAACATTTTATCTCTGTCTTCTGAGTTAAACCAGTAGTCAACTACTTTGTTCAAGTTACCTACAAATGCTCCAAAAAGAATAAGTAACATCTCTTTCCAAGACTCTGCAATGTCTACTCCAAAGAATACAGCAGAGTTAATACCAAGGATGATAAAGAAGAACAAACCTAATACAATGGCTGTAATTTTCCAACGGTTGGCTTGCATTTGTTGTAGCATGTAATAGAACCTATTCTTAGGATCTACTGCTACGGGTTCTGCTTGGTTAAGACCAAGTGCTTTTTTAATGTTCATTTTTGTACAATTATTTTAGAGTGAAGTGATTCTGTATCTGTAGTTACAGATAGTACATAAATACCATCAGCTAAAGCATCTAGCTTAGCTAAGTATTTATACTTGCCGGCTGGCATGTTTTCTTTTAACAATGTTTGAATGCGTCTTCCTACTTCATCAGAGATAGACATATCTACATATCCATCTTCTTTAATTTTAAACTGTACCTGTACATCACCTTCTGTAGGGTTAGGGAATACTATAATAGAATTTAAATCATTCAGGGAAATAGTTCCCTTGTTAATTCTACGTACTTCAATTACTCCCATAGCCGGGGTGATATTCATATCTTTAGAGTTCTTATCTCCTACATACTTAGCACCTGTCCATAAAGCTGCAGTAGCCCAAGAGTCTTGTGGCTTCTTAGCAATAAACTGAAGAGTGAATACTTGCTCTCCGTCATTAAGCATGTTCTCATTAGTTAAGTCAGCACCTCCCCAAGAGATAGTTCCGTTAGAAGGATTCAAGTAAGAAGTCCATTTCATGATCTTCTCAGTGTTTTCTACTTTCTTAAACTCTAAGTAAGCAGTATCATAACGTAAGTCTAACTGCAGTGCGCCTAAGTTTTTACCATCAGTTAAAACTTTAACTGGTACATTAACTAAGTTACCTTCATCTACAGTTACTTTAGGCATGTTGATCTCAATAGTCTCTGCAGGAAAATCATACTGAACAGTTTCATCTATGATATATTTCTTAGCATTAGCAGGGTTAACAATCTTGATAGGTGTTAAACGAGCCATTTTAAATCCGGTAGAGTTAGCATCACCTTTAACAGCTACATAGTAAGTGATAGAGTCTTTACCATCTACAGAGTAGATAAAGTTAGTCTCACCAGTATAAGTACCAGTATAGTTTGTACTTGATCCATTAATAGCATTGTACTCAGCTACAGTAAAGAATAAGATGTCTTTCTTAGAGTTAGGCCAAGCAGTGAATCTTCCGGCAAGTCTTCCGTATACAGAGTATACATCAGCAATAGTAATATTACCATCTGATCCGTTTACATCCATAGTATAGTAATCAAAACCCGCAGGAGTATACTGAGCTAAAACAGATTGGTTAATCTTCTGCGCATCTGCAGTAGAGAATACATTACCTGGAGTCATTGTATCACCCTTAACTACCATTCTTACATCCCAGTAAGTAGTATCCAAGAATTTTTTAAACACTACATGTCCCAATGAGTTAGTAGTTTTAGCTTCTATTTGAGACCAGCTTGAAGAACCTTTAGCTCTTTTCTCTAAAGATACCCAAAGGAATTTAGCATCTGATCCTGTAACGTTCTTAAACTTAGCAGCAAATCTTAATACCTTTTGATTGAAACGACCACCATAAGAGTAAACTACCAAGGTAGTATCATTACCCCAGCTAGTAGCGGCTTTGTTTGAAAAAGATTGTACACCTGAAATCTTAAGAGTCTTGATAGAATCTAATGTGTTCCATACACTTTCAGCAGCATGTGTAAAAGTTAAGTCAAATGTAGCTCCGTTAGAGTAGTTAAATGTAGAACTAGATCCGGTGTAAGCTACAGTAACTGTTAAGTGACCATTAGTGTTGTCATCTACATATTGCAAATACTGATCTGAAGAAGAGATTTTTAAACTAGGTACTACTGCAGTGAAAGCGGTTTTGTCATAGAATACTCTGTACTGCATACCGGTAATGTTCTCGGATGTAGAAGTATTATAGAAGTAAAGTGGCGCTACAGTCTGTCCGGCAGAAGATGTAGCAACTTGATAACCTGAATCAATCACAACCCAGTGGCCTGTGCCTGGACTTGTGCTAGCACTTTGTGCATAGGTTACTACTGCAAACAAAGTTGTTACTAATGAGGAGAATAATTTTTTCATTTTTTTATGTTATTTATAGCGTGTTCTGTGAGCCAAGGCTCTGGATTTTCTAATTTACTTATGAAGCTTAATTCATACATGTAGCAAAATGTCTCTTCTTTTTCGGGTATAAGTGCTATACCCAGTTTGGCTATATACAAGTGGAGACTCTCATGTATTAGCACTACAGCAATATTGTTTATAGAGTTTAGTTTAATGTCATCTACAGCTATGTAGATATGACCCAAACCATTCTCTAATAAACATGAAGAGTAGGGACTAATCATAAAAGATACCTGATGACAATTTGTATCAAGCAGTTTATACTTAGCTATGTCTACTCTCTTTATAAGTTGAATTGCTGAATCAACTTTTAAATCCCAACCGTCCCCCGCTTTGTCAATTTTCATCTGAGAAAAGCAGGGAATAGAAAGAATTAGAAAAAGACTAATTAGTACAGATTTCATAATCTTCTACTAGATAGATTCTTTTTGCTTTATGTTTTAATTTCTTACATTCTCTGATATTAGAAGCAGCCACTCCTACAAACTTTGCAGCTTCTTTAGAGTTTAAGAAGATGTGGGTTTCTCCTGTAATAGT